AAGGCTGCCAATTTGGCAGCCTTCTGTATATTATTTAACTGTGATTAATCCTTCTGGCTCGACTGTGAAATCTGGCTTTTCTGCCATCGTTCCGTCTTCGTTAATATAGTACCATCCATCTTTACCTTTAACAAAAGCATTCGATTCCATGAAGCCGTTGCTAGTGTTTAAATAGTACCACTTATCGTAGTATTTTACCCAACCTTTGGCCATCTTACCATCTTCTTTAAAATAGTACCATTCATTATTAACCTTTTTCCATCCAATAGCCATCGCTCCTCGCTCATCTAACCAATACCATTCATTATTGTCTTTAAGCCATTGATTAATTAAGCAGTAACCTCTAGCATTGAAGTAAAACCATTCTTTACCTACCTTTTGCCACTTGTTGGCTGGATAGCTGCCGTCTGAATTCTGATACCACCAACCAGTCTCATTCTTTTGCCAGCCTTCCTTAAATTCTAGGCCGTTTTCAATATCGCGCTTGAATTGCTCGCGGCTAATTCCCCAACTTGCAAGATAAGGATATGGATCTACATGATCGCTGTAATTTTCTGGTTGATGATACGTGCAATATTCATGAGACTTAATTCCTTCTAAATCTGAAGAGTCCAATGTTTTAGGAAGTCCAGCCTCGTCAGCTAATTCTCTTAATAATTGAATATAGAGTCTGTAGTCTTGCATAAACTCTTCTCTAGTAGAATGACTTTCAATCAATTCCACTGCTGCATAAGTCTCAGCGTTCCATCCGCCTCCAACATCGTAAGCTCCCTGGTTTACAGGGCCAACCTGCATAACTCGTCCATTCCCTACAACATGAGAGAAAAAGCCAGAGTTAACAGGTCTGCGCATGTGATAGTCAGCTTCATTTTGCGCTGTAGAATTTTTGTTTCCTGTTGAGTGTGCGTGAATTTGTCTATAAGGCTCATAACCAACCTGTGGGAGTCCTTCTCTATATCTACTTGTATCAATTTCCATTTATATTCCTCCTTATTAATTTGTTGGCCAAGGGTCGTCTGTAACGTATGAAATATTCGATACCCGAATATCGCCGATGTCTTTATCTGTTGGTATTGGGTCTAAGAATTGGAAACGTAAGTGGTTTGCGTCTCCATAACCTCCAAGATACCATGTACCGTAAGATACCCCATCGTCGTTATATATTGATCCGATTAACGAAGTGGCTGTTCGGTACCCATAAGGCATTTGTCCATTTGTTAAGATGAACACTTTCTTTTCACGATTTCCAGGATGTGCCACGAATCCAAGCCCACCACGACGAACTATCCCAAACCAACCCCATTGCAGCCCGCCAAATTGTAATTGAACAATATCATTAATTCGTCGTGCTTTTACGTATGAATTACCGAGTTTTGAAGTTGAGTTTAGGGTTTTCCAACCAGTATCTCCATCTAATACCGCCCAGCCTTGGTTACCTGAAGGGGTACGTTTAATCCATTTCAAAGCTCCGTTAGTTTTCTTAGTGTCAACGTATGTCTGTCCGATAGTACCATCGACTTTACCGTTTGGCATACCTTCGCCAATTAACTCACTAGATGAAGTTGGTGCATTTTGACTAGAAGCTGGTAAATTAACACTTCCGCCACCATCAGATAAAATGAGTGTATTCCCTGATAAAGTCAATTTTTGAGGAATACCCACACCATCACGGCCATTCTCTCCACGAGGGCCAACAGGTCCAGTTAATCCTTGCGGACCAGCAGGGCCTTGCTCACCACGTTCTCCACGCTGACCTGCTTCTCCTTTAGGACCAGGCTCTCCATCTCTTCCTTTTTCTCCTGGCATTCCTGGAACACCTTGGCTGCCTTGTAACCCTTGCGGCCCTTGCTCTCCACGTTCACCACGAGGACCTACATCCCCTTTTGTTCCTGGAATACCCTGGATGCCTTGAGGGCCTGGTTCGCCTCTGTCTCCTTTAGGGCCTGGAGTCAGTGTAATATGTTTAAGCTCTTCTTTTGTTGCAAAAACGCTAGTATCGATTTTTGGAGAATCTTCAAGTGCTTGAATTCGTTGCAAGATTGCTGAATCATCATAATTTGCAGCTTCTACATGAATACCTTTTAAAGCTTCTTTTAATTCAGCTTTAGTTACAATCTCAGTGATTGCAACAATTCGCTTGCTATCTTTCTCAATCACTGGCAATTCTTTGTGTTTATCGATTTCAGATACTCTAACACCGAAAGAGAACTTGAATACATCCGCAGATTGTACAACTTTCTCAATATATACATATCCTGTGACTGTTTCATCAACAGTAATCAAAGATGTATCAAACGGCACTTCTACTTTATTTCCAGTAACATTGCCAATAACTTCTAAGAATCTATTTGAATGTTGGAAGTGAAACAGTACAATTACTTTGCTTACATCCGTTCTATCAAGAGTTAACTCTATTAGAGCACTGTTATTATCGTGTGAATAGAATTCATCTTGTATACTTTCTATATTTTTCCGAACTTTAGTATCTAAACTAATATTCCTTTTTATTGTTTTCATAAATCCTCCAATGAAAAAGGCAGCCACGATGGTAGCTGCCTAATGTTTCTATTGATTGTTTGGGCGTTCGTATGTCATAGCTCGTGTGCTGTCACTTACTCCGCTTGTCGTTGGATCGTTGATGATTCCAACGATAACAAATACTGCAAATAGTGCATTGATGAACACCAGCAGCTTATCAGTAGTATCTCCAAGCTCTAGACGAATGTTGAATACTGCTAAGAATGTTTGAAGCAGCAACGCTAGAGCAGGAACTAATGTTAGCCAAAATGTTTTATTTAAAATGCGTACTTTCCAGTTAATCATCATATTTCTCTACCTCTTCCACAATTAATTTTTTAATTTTGTTTTCTTGATTTTTTCTCATTTGATTAATGTACGGCTTCATTGCTTCTGGAAATGGTAATCCAAGAGCTTCCCAGTTTTCCATTAATGAGCCGATGTAGCTAATAATAAAAAATAAACAGGCTGTAATGCCGATTTCTCGATGGCCTAGAGCGCGTGCATATAGCGCAATAACCATCACTACAGCTACAACTAAGAAATGCCGCAACAATCCGTTAGTACTGGTTTTGCTGTCAAATTTCTTTAATTTGAAGGCTTTGATGTATCCAGACACGATGTCAAAGAATACTAACCAAAGCAAAATTTGAATGTAAGGACTTTTAAACAATGATTGAAGATGATCATTTAAAAATCCTAGTTCGATGTCGTGAGGCATTATAGTTCCATAACCTCTACGACAGTTTTGTATTTTTTAATTTCTTCACGTTTATTAGCATTGTCTTGCTCTAAACGTAAAATCTCATCATTTAGACTTTGAGCTTTTTGCTCTAGTTGAGCTTTTTCTTCTGAAAGTCGATTAATCTCATCTTGTTTAGATTTTACTTTTGTTTCTAACGATGTGATTTTATTTTTGATTGTCTCTAATTCCATATTTTTCACCTCTTAGTTATTGATTGTTATTCCATCTAAGCAAAGCCAATCGCTATTTACATCTCTTACTACTACTATAGTTCCAGATTCGTAAACATTTAATGTGCATAGTTTGTAATCTTTTGTCATTCCTCTTATAAATATTGATTTTTCAGGATTAATTGGAAAATTAATCTTAAGTGCATGCCTCCAAGGAGTAACATCTCCACCTTTACAACTTCCCCTTAACTCAATGGAACCATCATTATTCACTTTGTATTGCACTGGTGGATAGTCAGTTCCATAATCTTGCCAACCGTTTAAATACGTTGCATTTTTCCATACATTTGTCCATTCTGACCATTTTCCATTTTCCAATATTCTTGTGTGTAGGTTAGTTGAATTAAATGGTATATATTGTTGAATGCAATAATTGGAATCTGTGCTGTGAGTTATAACATTGATATACCCATAATTATTTGTTCCAGACGGATTATGCTGCACACCAAAAGCATGATAGCTTCCAGCTGTTTTAAGATTGTTTAAATCGCCAGCAAATTTATTAGATTTTCCTTCTCTTGAAGTCAAAGCAAATTCCTGTATTGGTTTGCCTCGTGACATAATGCCATCTTCAACATTTAAGCTGCTATGGAATGCCACTGGTAATAACGACTCAAAGTGTCCATCCAACTCTGGGAATCCTCCAACGGCTGCACGATTGTCACCCCACGCCCACAGCACTCTAGACGAACGAACGAGCAACACAGAGTCTACTAAGTCGCTCAACTTGTCCTGTATAACCAATCGGACATTATATGCCTTAGAAAGCTCGTAGAACGCTCCACAGTCAATTTGACGGTTAATCCGTTCTGTGCTTTCATTCGTGAGATTTACGGCATCAATCCATCTATTAGCTTTCTTTGCGGAGTACTGAATTTTAAGCGTATAAGGATTACGATTAATCCCATCAATAACTAATGGACTTACATTGGCAGCAACTGTGGCAATAATGGTCTTATTAGTTCCGTTGCCTGTTCGATTAGCTAAGAATCCAATAATTTTAGGCGCGTAGTAATCCCATACTTTGATAGTCTTCGATTTAGTGGCTGTTCTGCCGCGTGAGTCAGTAACCTTTGCAGTAACTTCTAAATTCCCAGCTTTATTTGCTGGAAAGTCTCCTGTTGCGGCTCTAACCACTAAACTATCTACTGTTAACTCAGTTGATACGATAGTTGAGCCATGAGAGCCTGCTGCATTATTTGCTTCAACTCTCATGACAGATTTATCTTTTACAAAATTGCCAACAGGAATGAATTCTGCTAATTGTGCCGTTCTTTCAGTGATTGTTACATCCTCAAGTGTCGGAACGATAGAAGCAGGAACCTTAATCGGAACCCCTCGCTTATATACATCATTTCCAATCTTGTCATCGCCTCTGAATGTACGTACACACACATCTAGCAGTCCAGTATCGCTGTTAGTGATACGTACTGCATAATCTATTGGAACTGTGAGCTGAACGCTTGTATCGTGTCCAGTTCCTAAATCAATCCAGCCGCTGTCGTTCACTTGCCACCACACTTGATGTCTGAATTCGTTGACTTTTTTATCAATCTTGATAGTAACTGGCTGCCCTAATTCAGTTGCTGTAACTGAATTAATGGCACTAGATCGTGGGATATTTGTTAATCTAAGTGTTCCACTGAACCAATTAATATTTCCTTGATCGGCTACATTTAAAATTCTTGCCCAGAATGTGATTGTTTTGCTTCCATCTTCATTGTGAGGAATTCTAATCGTTCCGCTTCCTAGCAGCACTCTGTTTGTATTTCTTAAATCGAAGCTTACATACTTATTAACTACTGTCTGGTCGTTAATAGTAGCTTCTGCCCATGTTTCATTGTTTAAGTCATAAACCCATGTGCTGCCGCGCTCTAACCAGAGCTTATATTCAACTGGCGAGTCGTTGTTCTCGATGCTGTAGCCTGTCTCAACAACTTCCATAGCAAGCTTTGCATATCCGCTGCTAGTAAATTTTTCAATCCTAGCCATTTACAGCACCTCCTACATAAGAAATAACAGTGAATTCATTGTCATATCTTTCAAAAATATGATTGGCGATTGTGACACTGTTCCAGAATGTCGCACTTACGATGTTCATTTGTTGGCCAGACACATACGCTACGACACGGCCAGAATCGATAAATTCCATGCGCTCGTTTGTGTAACGCGTTTGCAATTTATTTCCGTTCTTTCCGATAAGCATTCCATCTTCATCAACATTGAAATATGTTGAGAGAGCATTCAGAAGAATACTTGACTGCTCGATGTTAAGCTCTACTGCTCTAGTTCGCTGCCCTAGACCTCGAATCTCTTCTGCAGTCTCTTGAATTCGCTTATAAGACTCTTCAAGATTGCTGAATTTTCCAGTTAAATCTCTGAGTGTGTCTT